GAGAGTCTTTAAAATTGGAATTGCCATGATCAATAATAATATCGCCTTCACTACAAAATTGTAGTAGCTCATTGAGTGTGTCCTCTACGGTTTCTGCTGGTACGACCATCATGAAAATACCTGGTTGTTCAACATATATTGTTTCACCAGATTTTTCACCATAAATGCTTTCTTTTTGTTTAACTACTTGAGCAAGGCTTTCCAGAGAAGTGGTACATCCACTGATATAACCCTTCTCATATTGTTCTTCAGCTTTTTTATAGTTGTTGCGATACCCATAAACTTCAATACCTGCTTTGATCATACGGCGAGACATTCCCTCGCCCATTCTTCCGAGTCCGATTAGTCCTACTTTCATATTAATTTAAATTGTTAAGTTTAGCCATGGGAATACTGGAGGTATAACCCCAATTAGTCTTAGTAAGCCCTCAGCAAACAGAGCCAAGACAACCCACCCGACACACATACTGATGATAGAAGCATTGCGATTATGTTGTCGAATTGCTGCATCAATCATCTCCTGTACTTCTTGTTTTGAAACTGTCATTTAATGTTCTCCATCGCCACGAGTAATTCTTGGTAATGGTGGAGTTCATCATTCATTATATCGATGATTTTCTGATCGTCTGGATATGTTACGAGATATTTCGCATATGTCACAGAAGCATGAAGTTCTACTTCTGCTGCTAGATGATAAGCATTGCGAGGATCAATAGAATAATAAACCACGTTAATCCAATAGTAGACAAGAACCAGATGATAAGCAAAAAACCTATCAATCCAAGCAGTATGTCCACCACGACTTTCCATCTCCTCCAAGTGTTCTGTTTCGTTAACTGTCTGTTCAAAGTGTTCCTTCATCAATGTAAAGTGCTCTGCTGTTCTAAGACCTAGAGACTCTCTGAAATGTAATACACTTAAAAATGCAAAATAAGGTGCTCGAGCAATAGTCTCAAGCACCCAGAAACGTTGAATGTCTCTTCCAGAATAAAGAAAGTCTAAAATAGAAACAGTGATGTTTAGAACAAAACTATTAAACGTCTTCATTATACCAGAAGTCCTCCCAGTCTGCAGGTGAATGTGTGACATCAACAATATTTGGATTAGTCTCTGTATTCCTTAAGGAATTCAAGAACATCATTAAGCGCTTCATCATAACCATGTTTAGCTTCGGGGGATAAATGTGCTTTCCTATCATACAGTGTGTTTTTCCACTTGTAGATTCGAGATAGGATATCAATCTTAGTAACTAGTGTCCTAGCCATAATAACCAATAAATCGAAGCTATTTAGATATCACCACATTGTTTTAAGAATGAAATGTCTGAATATCTAAATAATAATATCCCCCCAAACTATGAGCGATATGAAGAAATTCTTACCTCTCGTAATGTTATTGATGACCGCAAGTGCTGCACAAGCTGGCGGACTTGTTACTAAGCACGCATCCAGTGTTCAACTAACTGTTGATGCTGCTCGTTCTACTGCAACCAGAATTGGTTCTAGTTTTAGTATCAGTGGTTCAAATATTGATACTACGGACGGCTCAACTGCTGGAACAGTTTCTGCTGGTACTATCACCTCTGGTGTCTATGCTCCAGGAACTATTGCAGCCACTCAGGATACTGCTGGCGCAGCATTTTCCTTTAGTCAGTCTTACACACAAGGCGATGCAGTTCCAACTAGTGCTGCAACTGTAGGTGCAATTCCTAACTTTGGTTCAGTTACTTCTTACACAGCTGGAACAGCTGGTGATCTAGCAGGTACTGTAACCAGTGCTGGTGCAATTACGGTAACTGCTGGTGGAGCTGGTACAAGTGCTATTGGTCAATTTGTATCTGAAGTTACGGTAATCGACTAATGACTAGACTACAAGAAGCAATCGGTCTTGGGTTGATTCTTGGAGTCATTCATGGTTTGGTTCAATCAGCACAAGCAGTGCCAGTTGTGCCAAACTTTACACAAGGCTCCATGACCAGCCACACGGAGACCACACAAAAAATAACTGAGACCATTAATTCAATGGACTATAGCACAGGGTATCAATACAGTGCTACTGGTTCTGGTATATCTGCAAACGGTAATTTATCACCAGGAACAGGAACAAACAATGTAACTATTGATGGAGTGACATCGACATGGACAGGAGTCAACAACAGACCACAATTCACACAGACAACCCCAGGAGCAGCGTTTCAGTTCACAGAAACGTATCAAGGTCCAGGACTCAGCAACCACACAATTATCGAAAGGGTTACAGAAGTTCAAAGTGTCACAGACACTACAAGTATATTCTCGCAATAAGTTTAAGTGTATTATTCCCGTCTCAAGCATACGCTGAAGTCGGCGGTGTTAGTGCTACAGCTGCTCCCGTTGCTAATTCTTCAGGTTCTGTTACTAATCAAGCAATACAAGTTTTACAGGGCCCGTACATCACTAACACTTACGGCGGTGGGATCCAGTGTCAGGGACCTACTGTAAATTTTACGCCTTATGTAACAGGATCGTTTTCACAACAACATCCATATGAACCATATTATTGGGATAACGTTTATGACATGCGTGATATCGATGAGGACGGCGCTCCTGATAATCCAGGTTCTGTCCTTTACCAAGTTCCTGTAAGAACTGGTCAAAAGAATAATTCAAATTTATCTGTAGGATTTTCTGCTACTTGGTCAAGACCATTAGATAGGAAATTACAAGATCAGTGTAAACAAGCAGCTGCAACACAGATTGCATTGCAACAGCAACTGACTGCAAATAAGCGCCTTGATTTTGAAATAGCAAGGTTAAAGAATTGTGGCGAGCTTATGAAGGCTGGAATCATGTTCCACCCCAAGAGCCCCTACTATAAAGTGTGTGCAGATGTGGTAGTGAACAATCCACCAGGACATACACATCCACACGTTCATGCTATTCCTTCCCCTTCAGTTTCCGAATCGCGTGTGAGCGAATCCGCTGCTGATCTCGGCGTTCCTTTACAGACTCCACCTGGGCAGTCTTACCCCGTATCGCCGCAATCTTCTTTATCACCTTCTTCACAGTCGGTTTCACCACTTTTAACAGGAGATCAGCAAGAGGCTTTGCGAGCAGCGCGGAAGTCGTGGCAACTACAGCAATTGAGGCGGTAGTAGTAACAGCACCAGCTGAAGGAATTGCCTGAATAATTTGATCTGGAATTTGAATATCTTCTTTGACAGGTATACACTCAACTCCTACGAGTCTATACTCAACAATTTTTTTAGTACCATCATCTACTAATGTACCTACAGGTTCTTTGAGCTCTTGTGCTTCTGTAGGACATTTTATGGTGGCAGTATTAACTTGAGGTTTAACTTCGGGTGTTTCTACTTCAGGAGTTTCTGGTGGTTCTGGAGATTTTACTGGAGGAACAGGTGCTTCCTTTGTATAAACTAATTGTTCAGGTTCATACTGAATAGGATTGAAACCAGGGATACCAGAATCACAATACGTAACCAGTCCTCTTTCGTCATCATCGTTTACCTGATTGTTTTTTGCATTGTTGGTCTCATGAGCTTCAACACACCCTGGTATGTCAACCACAGGCACCCCGATGTCAACAGTGACAGGAGGTGCCAATGGAAGAGATGATGGATTTGAATTATATGAACTAAAAACATTAATTTCTGGAATTTTTAGTTCTTTAATTCTTATTTCACTTGTACCAATATCAGGGATTTCCATTCAATCATCAGAAACTAGGAATAGCTGGACCAGTTGTAGAAGGAACAGCGGGGATAGCACCACCAGTAACTTTAGGCATCTCAGGCATTGCTGCATCTAACATACCAGGAAGTGCTGATGTGATTGCTTCAGTAGCTGCTTTTGTTACTTTAGCTTTTGCATTCTCAATGATAGCATCTCTGTTTAGATAAACATAAGTACCACCACCGATAATACTTGCGGTTCCTAAGAATGATAGAACCGCCATAACGTTAATCAATTTTTGCATCTTTTTTATCCTCTTTGGTTTCTTTTTCTTCTTTCTTTTTAGCAGGAACCACACCAAAGGTAGCTAGCGTTCCAGTAAAAACGGAAGCAATAAAAGTCGGATCGATGTTCTTTTGAGGAATACCAGGAACAGTTACATAATTAAGAGTCAGAATTGCTGCTGACCAACCCAATATAATAACTCTCACTAGGGTAGAAACCCCTTCATCAGCCCACTCAAATTTATTGTCCTTTTTGGTTTCCTCTTTCTTCTTTGGATTTGACTCCATAGTGAAAAAGGTAAGGCATATTTATTTATGAAAAAGACCGATAAAATATTCAGCGTCTACAACTACTAATGGTTTTTTGTGATTCTTTTTCATAACAACTATAGGTTCATATTTACCACAATTAGCTTTAGCTTGTTCATACGCTTCCCATACATTTAATTTTTCTACATTCTTACATTCAATACTATGTGGAAACTTTTCTCTAGCAGCACGTGCCATAATTAAATCCTCTCCACCAGCACCCATAGATCTAGATTCAAGATCTTCTGGATGAATGTCTAGAGCTTCAATTAATTTTTCTCGTACCCACTTTTGTAGATTCCTTCCCTTCGCCTTCGCACTCTGAGGTTTCATATTATAGCTTAAATTTAAGCTATATAGTTCCCTTTGAACCCTAGCAGAGTTATTTTACTGGGATCTTAGATGCTTGTCAATCCCTCTGTCTCCAATCATCAGTCTTTTCCTGTTTAAACCATTCCACAATATCGTCTGAACCAGAGAACCCTGTGCGGTGGTTGGATGGGTCGGGATCTCCTAGGTCCATCCTATTCAAAAAATCGTCTAAGCCACCCTCAGGCGCGTCTGTAAGCGTTGCTTGTCTCCTAGCCATCCTCAACATCGATTCTGCTGATCTATTTGATTTAGCTAATTTCTGCGCCCAGATCATATCTTCTATCTGAACTTCCTCGTTCTTTGAAATCCGATTACAGATGTACTCCATCCGTAGACGGTATTGTGTAGATAACATACATTTTACCACTACCACTTGTATTTAGATACAAAAAAAGGGAGTCCTAAGACTCCCTAATCCCACGGATCTGGTATTTCCATTTTATTGCTTGGAGAATAAAAGCTTCTGCTAGACTTGTCGGTCCTAGTCTCAGGACCTGCCAGTGACTGTCTGGCAGGTCTGGATCCTGTAGTGCTTTTACCTTCCAACCAGGCAAAGAATCTTTCGTCATAGCTGGAAACCAGCGAACGTATCTTTCTTAACATCCTGTTTAATACCTCCAATGACATACGATTCAATCTCAGTCTCCTGAGGAGCGTTCTGCATCATCTTGGAATTCAACCAGTGTTGTGTCCAAGGCAGTGGATTGTTTGACATTGGTGTATCGAAGATTGGTTTGAGACCAATCGACTTCATACGACGATTAGCAATATACTCGACATAAGAATCAAGTAGTTTTGCATTCAGACCAATCATAGATCCATCTTTGAACAGATACTCTGCCCATTCTTTTTCTTCATCTACACAATCTTTGAACATTGCATAGACGTTCTCTTCCTCTTCTTGCATGATCTCCAACATCTCAGGATCATCACCATTCGCCCAGTTCTTAAGAATGTTCTGAGTGATTACCAGGTGTTGACTTTCGTCACGAGCAATCAAGGAAATGATCTTTGCAGATCCTTCCATAAGTTTGAGTTCACCAAAAGCAAACGTACATGCAAATGAAACATAGAAACGAATACCCTCAAGGATATTTACATTTACAACTGCACGATATAGTTTACGTTTGAGTTCTTTGGATTCCCATCTCGCTGTTGGAGAATCTTTCCAATCACTCTTCCACATATTACCAGTGTCATACTGATGAGCCATTGCAATCAACTCATCATATGCTTTAGTGACACTTGCAGCACGTTCAATGATTTTCTCATCATCGAGAATAGTATCAAATACTTCA